ATCCAAAAGTTCAGGCATAATACTATCCTGCTCTTCTTGAATGCGGCGAGACTTGTATGACTCAAGTTCCTGATAACGGCGCTCCTGTTCAAGGACAGCCTTTTGGGCTTCTGACTCTTGCTGGAGGGCGTTGAACTTTTCTTCCCACTCTTGCTGAGCGGTGTTAAGACGTTGCTGGAATTCGTCTTCTTTCTTTGCAAGAAGTTCCTTAGCAGACATTTCTGCCTCTTCACGCTGACGGCGCTCTTCTGCTTCTTTAGAAGCAATTTCCTCAGCGAGGCGTTTCTGCTCTTCACGCTCATGGTTGAAAACTTCAACCTGATCTTGCAACTTAGAAAGACGGTCGTACAACTTGTCTTTCTCCTGACGACGGATGGCCTCTACCTCGTCTTCCGTGAACATACGAGTATTCGGAGTCATCGGTTCCTTGGCGGGGGCCGTAGCCTCAGGCGTGACCTGCTGAGCAGGCATATCAATGGTGACTGCGTCACCTGTCGTGTCTTCTGACATGTCTAATACCTCACGTTGTCGTGCTGATGTGTCTTAAATGGGTTACGATTTATTAGTCCGAATCGGGCTTCAAGTAATTCAAAGCCCGCTGCACCAATTGATAATCGTCCCGCAACATACCGATACCGGTGTTGCAGGTCACACATAATATACCACGAATCTCTCCTGTGGAGTGGTCATGGTCTACTACCGTGCGAACCTCACCCATGGGCGTACAGCAGATAGCGCAGGCATGATCCTGCTCAGCACATAGTGCTTGATAGTCTGCTTCGTCCAGCCCATAGGTACGTTTAATGTGGTTTCTGCGCTGTTTAGCCCGGTATGCGTGCTCATTGGCCTCACGCCATTTTCTAGACTGTTCGGAGGCCCGATCCGGGTTGGCTTGCCGCCACTTCTTAGACTTGTCCGCGGCGCAACTGTTGCAATATGCACGCCTTGATGGACGATCAGTGCGCTGAAGAAATGCGTCCTCACACTTAGTCTCATTACACGTAGAACAGGTTTTAGTAATCATCAGTCCGAGTCAGGTACACGGCGTTGGGCGAGGTTCGCACCATACGCTCGCTGTGCCAACTGATTTACAAAATCGCCGGAAGGTGTAATTCCCGGCATTACTCCCGATTCCTCTTGTGCGGAACCGGCAGATGTTACGTCGGAACCACCTGCACTCTGTACGCCTCCTTCGGCGTTAGAAGCAGGTTGTGCTCCGTCAGGCATAACCATACCAGTTAAGGCCATAACTGATGCGGATATCTGAGCGTTTATGAGTTCAAGAGCGCCTTGGTCAATAGCATCATCTCGCAACTCTTCAGAAACTTCAGCCATCTTCTCGTTGGGGAATTCCTCACCCAATGCTCGGAGGGCACCACGCTTGGACTCAAGACCCATTGCCATCTTGGCCTGCAACTCATTCAGTTTGATCAACTGATCGACTGGCAGCGGGTCGGGCCAGTGGATAGACGTGCGGTACGTGTTGGGGTCACGAGGATCAAGAACCTGCAACTGGTCTGGTTCGGGGAACGTCGCCTGCGCCGGATTCCATTGCAAGGATTCAGGTTCATGTACAGCCTGTGTACGGATGATGAGTTCGTTCAACTGAACAAGTCCCTTACTGAAGTGGGTCTTCTTCATATGAAAGCGGTTCATCATAGGCTGGTACTGAATAGCGAGGGCGACGCCAGAAGTGTTGGAAATCGGCTGCGTCTTACCAAGAGCAGATTCTGGTACGCCGGTGATCTCATGCATTGCTTGCTTGATAACATCCAAGTACTGCAAAGCACCTGCCATCTCACCCTTAGACTCAAGGTTGTACACACGAGCGTCTTTAGGCAGACCTGCCCATACCTTCTTAGCACCACGCTCCAACTGCGAAGCCTTCGCTCCGGTGATGATCGTCACGGGGGCGCTGTGGTAGTTGATGATGTCAGAGACCTCAGTCATCTTCTCGTTCATCTCGCGGTTGAGAGGAATGATGTCCCAGATGTCAGACTGACCCCACGGTGACGAGGAGATGCTGACGTTAGGAATGTGGATGACCGGCACCTTGCCGATGGGGTTCTCGTACTGGTCGATCAACTCATCGTTGATGTACTGCTCTACGCTCTCGTCAGTAAGAATCTCAGTAAAGGTGTAAACCTGACGAGTACCCTCGGGGCTGGTGCCCCAGAACCGGTACTTCAACTTGAATCGAAGAATACGGTCACGGTCGTGAGGGTGGTACTCAGGGAAGCAGTACGCAGAGTTCAAAGGAATAATACGTGTACGACCTTCGTGGATAACGCCCAACGTGTCCTGCCATGGTTCTTCGTACGCAACCTTGACAAAACAGTCACCGGTAACACCGGCCAACTGACCCATCTCCCACAGAACCTTATGCTTGTCGTTGTCTACTTCCCACACCTTCTGTAGAACATGAGGGATGATAGCGCCCGTCGATTCTGGGGTTTTGAACTGTACACCCTTACCAAAGGTGAAGTTCGTAATATAATCCGACATAGTACGGATGTAGTTCAGCGAAAGATGCTGCTCACCCATCTCACGGCGGTGAGACCAGTGGTGACCGAGATACCACGCCCAAGCAGCAGAGTAACGGTTCAGGCGGGGGCCGTGAACCTCAAACTCTTCGTCGGCCAGTTCGACCAAGCCAAGGGGCGAAATGGCGACAGTGAGGTCACTGGAACTAGCCCTATAACTTGGTGACCAAAAATCAACTGGCACTATGTGCTCCCGTCAGACGTACGTACACTAAACAGAATAGCAGATTACTTTCCGCTCTTCTTCTTCTTTGCGGCGTTCATGTTGTCAACAAGATTGGGGTAGGGGCGACCGGCTTTCTTTGCAGATGCCTTAGCCTTGGCCTTCTGAGAAGGAGTCAACTTCTTGTCGGACTTTGTCGGGTCTTTCTTGTCCCAAACTTTCTTCTCAGCCATTACTTCTTACCTCTGTTACGTGCACGATTTGTGCTGGGGTCTTCTTTGACCAACTTCCCATCCTTGGTGTGGGAAAGGTCCTTACCGCCCTTACCGTCCATACCACGGTCACGGCGAGCCTGCTTCAACTCAGTGCGCTTAGCGCGCTGATCAGGTTTCTTGTTGTACTCTTTATTGTAGGCATCCTTCTTCTTTTTGGCTTCAGGATTATCCCTATAATATTGAGCAGTCTTTTTTGGGTTAGATGTTTTGCGTGGTGCCATCTTGGCTTTCTTTTCTGGACTATTCCGGTAGTATTGTGCGCTTTTTCGTACTCCCTGATTCTTAGCGGGAGTCAACGCTTCACCATTTAACTTTGTCAGCCCAATAGGCTGCTGACATCTTGCCCTTCTTGATGTTTGCTCCATGGCGCGCCTTAAACGATGCGCGCTTCTTCTTCATAGCCTCAGACTCGCCAGACTTAGGCTTGCCTGCGGTCTTTGCTCCTTGCTCACCAAAGCGAATCAGTTTTACCTGATCTCCCTGCTTCGCCAGAACGGCGTGTGACTTGGAGGGATGGCCGGGGGTCTTCTTAGGCTTGTTGTAGCCCTCAAAGGTGATACCGCCCCGTGTGTACTTGGACTGTTTACTGTCCTTCTCTGCCATGGTTTCTCCTAGATACTCGTGCTCTTGACACGTTCTTCTATTTGGTTAGTACGACTATAGCCGCCGCACTTCTTACAATGCACGATCTGATAGGTCGCTGTACGGGTTCTTGCGTAACCACGCCTCTGACATTCGCTATGACCACAGCGGGGGCAACCTTCTTTGTTACCACCGTAGAGTCCGCGGTGTGGGTGGTTCTTGATCCACGGGAGAAGGCGCTCATACACCTTCTCTGTGAGTACAACGTCTTGCTTGTTGTACCTCTTCATGATCTCCCACGCCTTCTTGTCGCCTTTCATACAAGCGAGCCACAGATCAAACCCATCATGCTGCACCTTGCTACCAAGTCCGAGTTCCGTTGCCACGTGCTGCAACTTGTTGCTCGTGAAGCGGAAGCGCTGCTTGACGACGCTCATAAGGTCAATATCGATATACGGCGATGGCGGTGGATAACCAGCAAGCACAAACTCACGGTTTAGGTGCTTCATATCAAATGATTTGCTGTTATACCCCACTACAGCATCTGCTTCGTCCAACATGTCCCACGCCTTGCGCACCATCTCCTCGTGCCCGTCGTGGTAGTCGCTAGAGAAGTGCACCCTCTTCTCGCCATGCCACTTTGCAGCCCAAGAGATAACGGTACCGAACTCCTCAACTTGGTTGAGTCCTACGTTCTGATCCCACAGCCCCCAGACGTAAGCCAGACTGGGGCGTGTCTCAATGTCGATGGTCAGTATCTTGATGCCCAAGTGAGGACCTCCTTGTGGCACGTGTCGCACGTAACAGTAGCACACCAGTGTTGACGAAGGTAGACACGTACAGGTAGAGTGAGCCTGTGAAGGAAATACGAATGACAGAAGAGCAGTTCCTTGCGATCTACGCCACTTTTGCAGAGACCTACAAAGATGACTCAATCGACATCTTTGAAGCCGACGCAGACGAGCAACTAAGGTTGGTAAAGATCGAAACTCGTGCGTGGGACACTATAAGGGAGGTCTACGACCAGTACTACAGCGAGTAGTAGCGGTCGTATTCTCCGGTATCGCGCAGATACTGATCAAAGTCTGAGCCGGAACGGCGGTCACCCTTTAAGCGCTTCCACGGAACCCAAACCGCTGCCTGTAGGTCAGAACCTTGGTTTAGGTCGAACTGCTGCCCCAACATTCCGTGAGCAGTTCTGTACACGTCGGCCATGGCGTTGTAACGACGCTCGTCACCAAGACCTCGGTTATCTCCAGAGATGATCATTCCAGTGGGGGCGTCGTGAGCGTGACGATCAATAGTCAAAAAGTCGTTGCCACCACGAGGGTCTCTGATGTTCTCGTAAAAGTGGTAAGTCTTTAGACGGGGGCGACCGGGATTAACGATGCCTTCTGAAGGAGCGACTTCGCCCCTACTTACCGGGAGTGACTTACTCAACTGGGCCTGAGACCCTGTGTACTGCAACCCGTGTTCTTTCAGCAGGTCACCTCGTACCGCTACGGAGTGAGCCGCCATGAGGTTCCTGCCCCACTCGTTCTGCGGGCTGTGGATAGCGAGCATCGCCGCACCCATATTGATGGCTTCATCGTCAGAAACGCGAGTTCCATGACGCATAGCATTAATGTGACCGATACGCCGAGCATGATCTTGGGCTTGTGGATACCACTGTCGTCCAGCCTCAATCTCATCGTCTGTTGCGGAGTTTAGGACGTGTCCGATGTTCCCCACAAGAGCACCGAACTGACGGGTATGAAGCCCTCTAACAGCCGCAGGTAGTTTGTCCGCACGGTTTCCCCTAAGGTCAAACAACTGACCTGCTGTACCGGACCTCGTTGGATCGTATCCGGGGACTCTCTCAAAGCCGGGAACCCGACTCTCGTCTCTAGCCATAACTATCTCCTACAGTCTTCGTACCCCATATAGAGGCATCGCCTACTGCGGCCTACCAAAGCGTATGGAGCAACGGGGATGGGCATATCGGCTGTCTCCGTAAGTTCGCCATTAGCGCCAGCGTCGGCGGGGGTACCGGAGTCGCTAACTGTTGGGGAACTTACTGCCGACTGCCCACCCCCGGAGGGGGCGGCTGAGCCGCCTTGCATCAACCGTCGACGCGGACGGGGTTCGGGCGGTTCATGTGCATTCCCGAGTTCATAACCGTCTCAAAGGTCGGCATACGGTCGCCAGCGACTGAGCCGGTGACGAAGTCGGAAAGAACGCTCGGTGCCTCAATCCACGCAGCCGAACCGACGTGCGCACGCTCTTGCATGGTCTGCTCAGCAGGCTTGTAGAGAGCGGCAGGAGTCGGGTGGTTCATGCGACCGGGAGCCGGGGCGGTGTCGCCGTAAGCGCCCTGACCGAAGTCACGCGGAACATCGGTGTCCGTGGCAACTCCCTCTTGGAAGTTCTGCGGACCGCGATTACCGGGAATGCTCGGAGCCATAGTGCGCTCAAAGACATTCCGCATGGCCTCGGGATACGGGTTCTGCGGGGCGATTGTCGGATTCATGTCCATAAGGATGTAACCTCCATGTAGGTTCGTACAGACTAATAGTAGCACCTGCACGTTAGCAGGTTACGATTTTTGGTACTTATTCAAAGAACGGGTTATCGTAAACACTAACAGTCGGCATAACATCCTGAACCGTCATAGCGCATGCAATGGCAAGAGAATCTGGATAGTCGTCAAAAGCACCACGCTCATCAGGTGCCGCTGCAAGCATATATGGGCCTCTGTTAACCTTTTCCAAGTCTGCCATTTGTTGATTGAACTTCTTCCAACGCTTTGTTCGCCGCGCCTTGCTATGACCGGGAATGATCAATTGTTCTCTCTGAATCAACTGTGTTAGGTGTGTCCATCGCTCGTTCTGCGCTTTAGCGTCGGATGAGACGGCAACGACCTCTATCTGTGGAATCAGAATCTGAAGACGTTCAGCAACCGCTCCACCAACGCCTTGAGCATCTACACCAATCCTGTACACATCATAGTTGCGAAGAAAGTCGATAATCTCAAAGTACTGAGTTTCCCATTCGACGTTATTGATCTCGTGCCAGTTCAGAATTCGGTGCTCGTAGAAACCGAAGGCATCTGGGTGGTCCCAGTCAACCCATACCGGAGTGATGACGGTGCTGTCGTTTGTGCGGGCAACATCGATACCAACGACAATTGGTGTCTTCCACCATTCGGTAACAAGAGGCATGCTGGGGTCGTATAGACGCTCTAGACGATCCTCGGCAACAAACATACCCTTTTCCAACATCCATCGGTTGCAGTACGACATCTGAAACTCGTCAGAGTCCTCACCAATACGCAACTTCTCTTTAGCAATGAACGACGCATAGTTGGTGTTGTACCTAGCAGCAGTTCGCCAGTCGTATTCGTGATGATGCTGCTTGTGGTTACGACTGTTGATGTCACGACGCTTGTTGTACTGAATAGCGTTGTAGAAGTATGACTTGTAGCGCTGCGCCGTACCACCAAGGACAATGCTTCCGTTGTTCCACGCAAGCATCGGTTTGATCGACTTGGCGATCATCGTCTCGTCCGCTTCCTGAGCCTCATCGATGAAGGCGAAGTGGTAGGTCTTCGATTCAATCTTGGCCTTAGGGTTACAGGTCTGCATACGGCATAGGGAGCCAGACTTCTTCAAAGTGATGATCTTGCCCTTACCACGACCACCGCCTCCTGTGGCCTTGTCATCAATATCGGGATCAAGAAGGAACGACGTAGCGTGCTCACTTGTCAACTTAGTGACCACACGGCCAAACACTGTTTCTGCCTGTTCTTCTGTGGGGGCGAACACCCCAACCCAGAAGCCTTTCTCAAACTTCTTCAGCCACGTCGGATAGACGTTAGCGAGTCTGGGAAGGATGACCATAAGGCCAGCAATAAGGTTTGATACGACCTCTGACTTACCGCTCTGGCGAGTTGCGATTAGCGTCTTCTCTTCACCATCACCCAAAACAATCGACTCAACAAACGAGTAGGCAATGGGAATCTGATAGGGGA